CAGAAATTAATACAAATCTCTTTGGATTATTAGAAGACCATCGAACAGATGAAATTGATGAAGTTTGCCTACATATATTAGATTTATGGGGCGGCATATCTGATCCAAAAAATAAAAAAATAAGAATGGGTCATTTTGTGAGAGATCTTTCTGTACTTCTAAAAACTTTAATGAAAGTGCGTTCGTTTTTAGATATTTTTGATATTTTCCCAAGTATAATACATCAGATAAATGAAGATATTGAACTAATTGATTTAGGGGATGCTACTTCAAGTAATGCGCTGAAAGATATATTAAATAACTTAAAAACAATTTTTATTACTCAAGCGCTGGGTAAAAATGAAGAAGCTATTGAGATATTAAATTATGTAATTATGATTAAAAGAATATATAACTGTTTTAGTGAATTACTTGAGGATATAGGTAAGCTTGATAATAATCAAATAGCAGATTTATCAGAAGTTAAGAGACAAGACCAACAAGAATCATTCATAGACGCATGTGAATTAATAGACTCATTGAATTCAAATTTACAACTATATTTTGGCTATCTCGATATAACACCGCCCGCAGCAGCAGGAGCAGCCGAAGCAACCGGAGCAGACGAAAGTTAAATTATTTTATTAATAGATAATATAATGAATAAACTTATATTATTAATTATTCTATTTCTATCTTGTATACCCATGTATGAGGCATTTGTTAATTATCCATACACAATATCAACACGGTCTACAAGAAACATGACATATGATTTAAGGTGTGTGCCCAAAATAAAAAAATATAAATATCTTTGGAACTATTCCGTAAACGAACCTCAGCATTATGGGAAATGTCTTGAAATGATTTAAGTTACTGTATTATTTCATGAAACGAACCGCTGTCTTTAATGTAAAAACTATCAAAATCTAATTCATTTACTAATTCAGTAAATTTAGTTTCTGTATTAGAAATAGTATTCTGACATTTTTCAATAATAGCTTTATTTGTGTCTTCATCTTCTCCATTAATTGGAATATCATACTTACATTCGTATAATGGCGCAGAAGTTACTTTGAATTTTCGATCCAGTTTATTTTCAAAATGTTCAACAGCTCTTTTAATATCCCCTGATGCGTCAACCGATAAACTATTAATTTGTAGTCTAATATTCATTCTACAGAACGGTTTAGGTATAATTGTTATTAGTTTTTTTAAAATTATATTCCCAAGTTCATCATTAAGCCCGTAGTCATCTTTAACTTTATCCTTACTATTATGTATAAGATATAAATTTTCTCTAATATTTTTAGGATCTTGTTTCCATAATGTTTTTTGAAGAAAGTCATATACGTCATCCTGTGAACAATCTATATTATTAAATACAAATGACTTTATAAAAACAATAAATACCTTTTGGTAAAAATTAATTAAATCTATATATTTTTTTTCATCCTCGCTATCTATACTTCTTTTCTCAACATCAATAAAACCTTTATGTTTATCTACTTTAGTTACCATAAGTATATAATTTCTACTTTTGATAACATCTTTTCTAATATTTCTAAGTTTTTTGGATGAAGATGCATCTCTAAAACTCATAAATGCTTCGGCTTTATATTCATTTATATAACAATCAATCCCCATATCTTGGTATCCTTTTACGTAAGTGTATATAAATTCATTAATATCTGGTAACTTCTTTTTATAAAATCGTGTAGATTTTAAAATCTGTTTATATTTACCTTCTTTGGTAATACTCATTGGGTATTATTATGACTTTATATTTAAATAATAAAAAATGGTGTTATTTAAACCTTTTTAAGTGATTTTATAGCAAATGCCAAACTTTCTTCGGTAACGACACATTGATTATTAGATTTCTTTACCGTTTTTTTATTTTTCCTAACAGTGTTAGTCTTTTTTAATTTAACGTTTTGAAACATGGACGACATTATCTTAACCGGTTTATTAGCTGTTTTTCTTTCCAGTTGTTTACCATCCATAAAATCATTAAAGTCTTTTTCAGTATATCCATCTTGACTAAGCTTTAGAGCAATTATATTGGGATTAGCGCCCAAACGTTTTAATTTGACATATTTGCCAAAAATAGGATCTTCTTCTTTATTTTTATTAGTAATTTTAGGTTTATCATCAATAATAGGGGGAATATTAAAATAATGCATCAATGGGTTATCTTCAAATTCGTCAAATATGATACATTCCTTGATTTTATGGATAGGATGAAATACTTTAGTTTGAAATAAATTCCAACCTAAACCTATATTATTTTTATTTCTCCATATATGCTTTAAGTAAATTATACATATTGCTTCGGAATTTTTAATAATATAATTTATATTTTCTTCTTTTTTATTATGATCAAATACACTAATAATTGATTTATCGCATGTTAATTTCATGTAAGCATTCTTATTTTTTTCGGAAAATCTTATTGAGTTAATCCATTCTTTATTACGAGCATTCTTTCCTAAAGTTTTCCAAAGTTCCTTCTCAGTTTTTTTTAGAACTGTTTCTATTTTTGATAATTTATCTAAAAATTTAGCATGTAAACTATCATTTAGATTAAACTTTAGAGTAATTCTATACATATTTTCAAATGGCTGTAAAATACTGTATATAGATGTCTTGGGTAATTGTAAAAACAGTTCTTTATTATCGTGGTAAATTTTAAATTTACTATTATTAGGTGTGGTTTCTATAGGTTTGAAAATTTGAAAATTTTTACTTATTTCGCCATTATGAATGGAAACCATTATATATTCATTTAAAATTAATACTATAATTTTATGTAATGATAAAAACAAGTCATGTATTTATAGATGACTTAGATAAACTTAAATTTAATAATGTTTGTCTTATTACAGGCAAGGATTTTACAGAAAAAGATTGTAAAAGTAAAAATATTATTATGTTAGAATGTAATCATGCATTCTGTTATAAAGCATTTATGTTATCTTACAATGAACTTAATAAGGATATAATGTCGTATAGAAAATGCCCTTATTGTATGACTGATATATTTAAAGTGCCTTATAAATTTCTAAAAAAAACATATAGAGATTAAGGAGAATAATATATTTATTATGGATTGGTCTAATTTAAGAGGCAAAGCATTAGAAACTCCCAAAAAAGAACAGCTTAATTTTAAGATTTTGGAATATCGTATAATGTATCTTGTCAGAGATGAATTAAAAGAGTTTATAAAAGATGTTAAAATAAATGATAATAAATTTGGAAAATGGGTTATACTATAATATTATCTATTAATTATTATAATATAATGGAAGTGTTAAAATCAAAATTTTCTGGAAGTAAATATGCCGAACCTTTAGAATTTGATTATGAAGAAAACGATAATAGTTTAGCAAGTTTATTTGATTTGAATATCAATTTTAATGGTGGTGGTATAAATGTATATAGTTTCATTTATGATCCTCAAACCAATAAAAAACATAGTATTTTTAGTAAAAAGGGCGGACAAATTATTGATAAATATAAGTCTATAATATTTTAGAAATATATTATAATTAAATGTCAGAGTTTGGTGATAATAAAAGCAAACTTTCAGGAGAAAGGAATATAGTTAATCAGAAAACTCTAATTTCTCAAAATAAAAGTTCAAAAAAGAATGAAAAATTAACCATAAAAGCAAAAAGGCAAATTATAAATAAAATGTCTAATAAAAAAAGAAATAAAATTTTAAAATACATAAAAAAGGAGATTGGGGCAGATCCAAATGATTTTAATAAAATGGTTAAATATGTTACTGGTCTTACTTTTTCAGTAAATGTTAGTCCACATATTTTAGATTTTTTAAACGATTTAATTAAGTACACACGTTTAAAATTTAATGAGTTGGAGGAGATACTCAAGGGAGCTTATGTTATTATAAAAAATGATATGGGTATATTTTATAAAAAATATCAAAAATTTAACTACATGATGGCTTCTCAATTAAATAATACCAGTTCACATTACTCATTTCATCCGAATCAACCCAGAATAGGAGAAGGCTCGATACATTCAATTTATTTCAACAAAAGAAACGATAATTTTGATCTAATTATGGGAACTATTGAGAATAAAAGATTTAATAAAAGTGAAAAAGATAAAGAGAAGTTTTCTACATGGTTTCAATTTGAAGAATCTCGTGACCCAAAAAGTTTTGGACATACATTAAGCACACTAAGATATGGAAGCAGTATTGCGAAATATTATGTCAGAGGAACTCCTGTTACTAATATAGGCGCATTAGGAAGAAGTATTTATAGTGAATATAATCCTTTGATAATTAGATTATGTCAAAGGCCTAATAAATTATCTAATAAATTTAAAAAACTTATAGAATGTTATAGATATTCTGAAAGCACTACAGATTTTATAAAAGTTTAAATCTAATTATATAATAAATGGATTATTACTTTTTGATTTTAGCAATGATATTTCTAATGTTAGGTGTTTTTCATCCTACTATAGAACAATTTAAATTAATAAGAAAGCGCCCGAGACATAAGATTCAAATAGGAACACTCAATAATTCTCCTAAAGAAGTAAAAGAACTTATGGCTGGTCTTAATAAAACAGGTGGTCAATTAACAGCCGACTCACAATATGATACAGTGGCAGATGATTATTTAAATAAAGATAACATAGAATAATAGATATATGACTCATATATCTTCATTATTAATAAGTAAAAGTGATAAATTTAATGACATATTTCATTCTAAATTAATATTTTCTACTCTTGCCGACGAACATGTTTTAAGATTAATAATGCTACAGAAAATTAAGATATCCAGAAAGCTTGATGACCGGATTAAAATATACCTACATAACTTTGAATTAGAAGACTTTGAACTTAATGATAAGCTGTATAAATTGTTGAAATATGAAAGCGACGTGTTTAATATTGATATTCTTGATATAGAAAATGGTTTCAATAAGGAGGAAATAATAGAATATTCCCATAAAATAAAATAATTAATATTAAGTATACGTTTTAATATTAATAGTTTAATATTTAATTAATATTAATATGGTAAGAAACGGCTATATAACATATATTTCTAACGGAAGAGATTACAAAGCTGTATTAAATTTAGCATTTAATTTAACAAAAGTGCGGTCTAAATTTCCACTATACTGTATATGCTTAGAGGATGTAAGTGAATCTATTATTGATGTATTACAATCAAGAGGAATAAGTGTTGTTAAATTTAATTTAAGGTCTAAGTTGGAAGAAATAAATATGAATATTGAACAAATTAAATTTATAAAAGATAAACATTTATTTGGTAAGTTTGCTATGTTTAATATACCTGAATGTGAAAAATTTGTATATTTAGATACAGATGTATTGATACTCCAAAATATAGACCATTTATTTGGTATTAATACAAAAAGTAACATTTTTATGGTTCCTGATATGCAGGCTGACAGTGATTATAGTAAAGTAATATTAATAAAAAATAAGTTTAATTCGGGAGTAATACTTTCTAACTACAATAAAAACATTTATGAAACTATGTACCAATTATTATTTGAGAATATAGATAAATTAACAATTGATGATAAAGAGCTATTTGTGTCAGATCAATATATTTTCGAGATACTTCATAGAATTAAAAACTTTAGTATAAAACAGTTGGATATAGCCTATAACATACATCCTATTTTAGTTGAAAGCGCTGTAAATAAAAAACTTATTAAAGAACCTCTAATAATTCATTTTATGATGAAACCGAAACCATGGGATATAATTAATTTAAGAGCAGAAGAATATAAATTTGAAAACTCTAAATGCAGAGAATACTTTTTACTTTGGATAAATATGTACTACGAACTAATGACATTACTATATTTTAAAGATACACCCGACAAATCAAATATTAAAAGTTATCATTGGGGTGTGTATAATAATGAAAACAAATTAGAATATGAAAATAATTGTATTAATACGGAACATCTGGACTAGAGTCAATATATTCCTCTTCTTTTTTGGTAGTAATTCTACTTACAATATATTTATTTCTTTTAGGAAATCGTCCAAAAGTTTTAATAACTTTATAATGTCCTTTTTGGTGTTTAAGAGCTTCACTTAAAACATCTAATTCGGATTTATTATTTTCACACTTTATTAATTCTTTTAAAACTTGAATACCGTCATTTTGGTCATTCAGTTTTTCTGAATGTTGGAATGGCATTAAAGCGAACATTAATTCAATAGCTGATAATTCATCAATATACTTCATTATATGAGTTCTCATAAATTTCATACTTCGAGGGTCATTTTTATAAGATTTTCTATTATTACGATATATTTGTCTGCTAAATTGATCTAACAAAATAATATATGCCATAAATCCGTCTTTAGTATAGCCCCAATGTTCAATAAGCCCTGCTTCGCCAACTTTTAATATTCCATAAAACATGGTTTTTATTTCTTTATCATACTTATTAGATTTTTTAAACCATCGTTCATAATCAGGTATTCCTCTAAACCAGTAATTATTTATAAGTGGAATATATCTATCGTAATTCATTACAATAGATAGATATTTTTAATATAAAATTTGATTTCATAAATTATTTTTTTTCATAAATAAAAAATGTCTTCCTGTCATCTGGAAACCAATAATAGCAAATATTTTTGTGATGCTATTGAATCTGTGTCTAATGTTCTTAAAATGGGGAATATTAGTGTAAAAGATGACGGTCTGTATGTTTCAGGTATGGATAATCTGCACGTATCTCTTATTAAATTGGAAATCGAAAAAAATGATTTTGATAAATTTGAAAAGATAGGTCCTGTAAATTTGGGGATTAACTTTGAGGAATTTGTTAAGTTATTGAAAACTTCATCTGGGCGAGGAAAATTAAGTATTATTTACAATGAATCTAATCCTAAACTTGATATTATATTTGAAAATGATGGACTTAAAAGGAAATACGGATTAATGCTATTGGATATCGACGTTGATGATCTTGACGTCCCCTGTATAGATTATCATCTGGAACTTGAATTGTCAACAAAAATTTTTAGTAATATGATTAATTCTGTTATTACTACAGGCGCGGAACAGATTACATTTAAGATTAAAGATAAACAATTGTCAACTTTTTCTAAGGGCGATCTTTCGGAAACAGAATTTCTATTTGATAGAGCGGAAGGATATGAAAATGAAAAAAAACTTAAAATTAATATTGGAAAAAGTGAAGCAAAATCTTCTAATAATAAAAAAAAAATCTACGAACTTATGAGCTGTGAAGGAGAATTTAATGTTACCGTAGGAACATCAATTCTTAAAAACATAACAAAAGCCAACCAACTAACTGAATTCGTTACGATTAATATGATAGCCGACAACCCGGTTCGTTTAGATTATAATCTTAATGATGACGGTAGCTTTATTTACTACTATATTTCTCCAAAACTTGACGATTAATTTACGTATAGAAATTAAATTTAAAATTTATTTTTATTATAATGGAAAGACTTCAAAATACAGACATTCCTCTTTCTTCGTTAATGGGAGTCAGACAAAGTATAAGATTTGATGACAATTCTACAAATGTTAAATTACAAAGTAAAAAAAGGTTAGAGGGACTTAATGATATGATGCTTGAAAGACAACAAACTGTTCATAGAGCCAGAATGATTCGAGAAGATATCAATAATAATATAATTGGAAAGTTGAGAAAGGTTTTATCAAGAAAATTTAAGCTTACGCGCGAAGAGTATATAGTATTAATAGACAAATTCAATCTTAAAAATGCCAATCTTTCAAGGAATACAATATCTGACATGATAACAACTTTAAATATTCAAAAAAAATATGACGATGATAATAAATTTAAAGAAGAGGTTGGAAATGTCAATAATTCTATATCCAACAGAATGCCACCGAAAAAAATAAATAATATAACAATGAATAGTGATACCGATGAAATGTTTAAAGAAAGTAATAAAGAAAAAACATTTGACGATAGACTACAAGAGCTAATTAATTCGAGAATACCTCCTAATAAAAAAAATGAAAATAAAAATAATTTTAATAATGATAGTGATGAAAAATTAAACTTAACTAAGCAATTAGATGAAAAGAAAAAACAAACTGCACAATTTAATCCTAATAATAAGGTTTCAGGACAAAATAGCTTTAATAACTATGATATAAGTAAATCTACGAATAATATGGGTGAAGAAATTTATTTTCCTCCTGCTAATAGGGAGGAAGGAGTTGATACTAGTAAACCTTTACCCAATAGAAATATGTCTAAATTACAAGAATATAATAATACCGGCATTGATTTATCTCAAAATAGACCAATAATTAATTATAATTCTATTAACAGTAGCAATAACAATAGTGTTAATAATACAATTCCTGAGAGACCCCATGTAGTTATTAACGATTTACCTAATTATAATTCTAATTATATAGTTAACGATACGTCCCGTGAAAATAATATAGTTATACCTCCTAATAAAAATATTAATATAGAAGAATCTCTAAAAAAACTTATAGATAAAATAAATATTCCTATTGAAAATAAGGTTGAAAATAAAGAGTATGAATTTAATATTATGGCTAATATTATCCAGAGTAATGGTAAAACTAACACTGTGAGTTCTGAATTTAAGTTTGAAGTAAATTATAACGGAAACACTTCTATTTCTAATATTAAGAGAGTTGAGTTAGTAAGTTGTTTTATAAATGAAAATTTTTATCGTAAAAATGATTTTAAAAGTTATCCCTATTTTCTTATAAAAATCAAAGAATTCGATGATGTTTTATATCTTAATGGGTCATCAATGGGAGGATTTTGCCAAATAATGTGGGAAAAGAAAGGAAGTTACTATAATTATATTAATACAGATAAATTATTTGGTGTTTATACACCTAGTAAAGATATGGAGTTTGATAAACTTACAGTAGAAGTATATGACCATAATGGAAAAATTCTAAAAGAACTAAAATCTACAGAACAAGATCAATTCAATCTCGTTCTAAAAATTATAACCGATAAAGTATTATAAGTTATTATCAATAAATTTCATACCTACGCATGTAAATTTATTTATAATCTTTTGAATTTCTTTGGACTTAGTATGGTCTAAATATCCTTTATTTTTTTTTAAATAATCATATATTCTGCTATGTTTTCTTGCTACATTATAATGATAGAGTATATATTCATAATAGTTGTCTAATATATCTTCTTTTAATTTACTATTACCAATTGTAGGTGCTGATTTACATCTATTTACCAAATTATCATTTTCAGGACTTACAATATTTTGTGATTTTGATAAATCTTTTATGGATAAACAAATATTTGGGTCATCCTTTTTAGTATAAATAGGTTTTACTAGTGGTTTTTCTGGTATATCATTTCGGAGTATTTTTTTTATATTCGATTTTTTGAGACACATGCCATATTCTATCGTATCAACTATATCAGGATAGCAAATTTTTGACGAATTAATGGTTCCAATAAAATGAATATTAATATTATTGTATAGTATTTCTTTTAACAGTTTGGTTAATTTAGAATGCCTAAAAGGAATATATGGTTTAGAAAGATAAATGCTTCTGATACATTCTTTAAGAGCAAAAAGACTTTTATTTATTGCTATATATTCACGATTTTGTTCAACTCCCTTTGCATTAGTAAGTCTGCCCCTTTCATTTCCTGCCAAATCAATCGCAAAAAATTTAAAATTATCTGACTTAGAATTAAAAAAATAAATAGTATGAGCACGCGATGAAGCATCATTAAGTTTTGTATTACCTACTTTTCTTAGAGAATTTATACGATTAATAGTTTTATTAAGGTCGTCATGATTATTAATACTAATTTTAGTAGGTTTATGCTTATATTTTATTCTATTGTTACATTCAAAAATTTCAATAGTTCTTTTTGATGGCTCTAATAGATCATATATCTGATCATTATAAATTTCCAGAACAGATAGTTCTAGACAAACACCATCATTTAATAATTTATCTACAGCAAGAGGTATAAGTCCAAGTTCATCTTTTGTCCCCGTAAGAGTATGAGTTTTACCGGAACCTGTTTGACCATATGCTATTAACAAATTTGATTTCAGGTCAGATATATCTTTATAAATAGTTTTCGAAAATACATCCTTATTTTTCTGTTGGTCGTCAATAATATCTAGATTTTTGTAACTTGAAAAATAAACATTATCATTAACACGCTTTTTACAATTTTGTATATTAATAGATGTATCTGTTAAACTAATTATATCTTTATCATTTTCATTAATAGGAAAATAGGGTTTTTTTCTAAAATATACATTTATTTTAGAAGAGCTTTCCATAATAATAAAAGAATATTTTAAATTTAGCCTAGTAACTTTTTGTACATTTCGATATTGGTAATTTTTTGTTTGTCAATAAATATTTTTTTTTCTTTATGTTTCTTTTTATTTTGAATATGTTCGTCGTCTATTTTAGTAATTTCATTAGCTATTGTTCCTACAATTTTATTAAAAGTATTGTATACACTGTAAATAGGCTCGGCATCTTTACATCCGCCGGCAATAATAACCTTACCACTTTGAAATACCGCAATAGAAATCTTACGACAATTAAATTTTCCTTCTCCACTACCTTTTCCATTACATTTTTCTTCACATTTATCGTCGGAACTATCACATGAACAGGTACATAGCCCCTCGTTTTCAGTCCCTACAGTATCCGTATTGTAATAATATAGCACTCTTACACCCGGATAGCCGTCTCCTTCCCAAACAGTGCTGAAATTAAATCTCTCACTTAGAACTTGACTTGTAATATCCCGGTCAATTGATATACCAAGGTCATAACAAGTATTAATCATTACAGTTTTATAATATTTTAGTTTAACATGCTTTTTGTCGAATACAATTTTTTGATTAGTTTCTTTGTTATCAGGTATAGTTTTAATAAGGTCACTTATAATTTTTACTGCCACAGTTCCTAAATCAGGATGAGGAATTCCAGTTAATTGAATTTTTCCATTATTAAACAGTTTGGCATTGGCACATTTTTTTTCTCCTAATACAATTTGTAAGGTAGCACAATTGTAAAAGTCTCCCACATCTGACTTCTTGAAATATCCTTTTATTGCTTCATTACCAGTTTTACAACCTACAATTGTATTAATTACTTCCGGGTTAAATATAGGGCCCGCATCTTTAGAACAAGTTGTTTTAATTATATTTTCAGGAGGAATAAAGTTTTCGTAAAGGTATTCATAATCGACATAGGTCTCGAGCATACCAAGTCCTGTGGTTGTTACGAATTTTAGTTCAGATGGATTGAATACAATTTCAGGAATAAGTAAATTTATATTCTCTTTTGATTCTTTCATTGAAGCTAAACTGATAAACTTTAAAATTTCTAATTCATTATCAATTGAAATTTTTTCAGTCATACTTTTGATAAAAAGCTTCATCATATTATCTGTATTAAATAACGAATTAATTTCATTAATATCATTGTTAGTTATTTTCCCCTGTTCCATCAATGTATTGAATTTAACTTTCCAATTATTCTCTAGATATTTTGTTACCTTATGTTTACTAATGTTTTTAAAATCTTGACATAATTCTAAAACATAGGGATTTCCGTCTATAGCTTTAAGATACTTATTTATCTGTAATTGATAGTTGTCCCAGTTATTGAAATTATCACTAGAATGACTTTCTGATAAATTGTCTACCATAGTAGTTTAATTATTAATTTCTTCTTTAAGTAATAAATAATTAATATCAAATTTATTAAATATTAATCAAGGAATTGAACATGCCTGTACATAACATGAGTCATATTAGCATCTGATGGTCGTGTTATTCTTAAAACATCACCTATCTTAAAATTATAATATCTGCATACTGGGTCATATTTACTTATAAGAGGGAGCTTATTATAATCTTTAATCATGAAATCAGATAACAATTTAATTTTTTCAGCAGCTGTTAATGACTCGTGTTTGGGAACAAATTGGTGATCTACTAAATTAAACATTAAATTCTTATAGCTAAACAGAGTTAAATTAGAAAACTCACTTTCAAGTGATCTATGTTTTTCAGTTAATTCACTAAATACAACAATTATAATGTGGTCCCTTTCCATCATATTATTGGATTTGGTTACGACATCATATAAATCTTCGAACTCTTTATTAGACTTTTCATTTCTCATATTGTAAATAAAATGAACATAGGCTTTTTTTCCAAAATCTGATTTATCTCTATTAGTATTTTCAATCGTTATGTCAAGTGTATTTTTTTTATCTCTGAACAACTTAATCAAGTTATTCATATGAGCAGTAGGTGGATTTCTATTAACTTTGGTAATATCAAATCCTCTATTTTCCAACATCTTATGAACATTATTTATAACATTAATTATAGTAGAATTATCCATATTTTTATATTATATGAAGATTATAAATATTATTATTAAATTTATTAGTTTTTATAATAGATTTAATATTTACTTTTTTTCTAAAGAAGGTTTGACTATATCATCTACAAGAACTTGTCCTACTTGAACTGAACCTTCTTTTTCGGTTATTTCATTATTTTTAACCTTGGTATTCATATTTAGCATAAATTTTAGTCTTTCATATTCATATGAGTCTCCCAATGCTATATTAACTATACTCGTAAGTTTTTCGGAGGTGTAAGGATATAGTTCTTTTGCTTTTTCAGTAAGTTTAGCAATATCAACATTACCACTTGCCTTAGCATCTTTATATAAAAGATGAATCTTTAGTGATTCTTGTAAAACTTTTTCATTATCTATGTCCATTATTTTATAAATTAAATAAATATTAATAATTAACCTTACATAAAAATGTGCTATAATATTAATATGACACGCATAAAAAAGAAAGCTTTCTTTTATCCGTCGCAGGATGCTAATGTTTCATCCGCAAGTCCATCAGATCAAGCAAACACTGACCTTCAAAAAAAGCAAAAGCAAAATACAGCTCTTATAAATCTTACCGAAGGTGTAGTTACCAAGGAAGGGTTTGCTACTAATAACCAAGTCAGTGAAGTTCATTATCACCATGAAAATGTATCATATTTACCATATGGCGAATTTACCCATCTTGATACTCCTCAACAAGCCAGAACTCAATATCCCTTTACTCATAGACTTGGCAACAGTTCCACAAGAGCTCAAGGTATTGTAAAATATGAAACAAGAATAGGTGTTAACGTTGGACCCTTTAATCTTTATGTTCAAAAATAATAAATTCCTAACTAAATTTAAAATATAAGAATTTTAAATATGGTTGATATATAATATGGGCCTAAGTCTTTCAACTGATAAATACAAATTAGAACATTCGTTTTTACCTATTGATCATAAAAATTGTTGTATTCCGCTCTACGACTATGAATTTTTTATAGCAAGTTCTCCATGTAAATTTATTTTTAAAGAAACAAATACACTAAGTCCTGAATGGGTCTATTATGAAGGGTATATTGCAGACATTACCAAAGATGGTTTCAGATGTACCGAAGTATGTGATGAAAAATTAGAGTCTAAAGGAAAGAAATTTGTAAATATGTCCATGTTAACAGATTTTATTAAAGAAAATAACACGGTTATTAGTAAACCTACTACAAAAAGGACAGATACTTATAATTATGTTAGTATTAATAATAACTATTTAAACCAAATGGTATAATTACAATTCAGGTTTTTTAGGAGAATTTACTTCTCCTAAATTATCACTACTTTTTCTAATATAATCATTGTCAATTGATAATCTTATTTTATTTACAGTGATGGGTTTTTTGATTTCCTTTTCAGCGGATGTGCTTCCATATTGTGTTTTATAATCATCTTTAATAGTATTTACATGTTTTTGTTCATGTGTGTATAAATTAACATCAGATAACGTAGCTGAAATATCCGCTGGAAGTTTAGGTGGTATATCGACTTGTCTGTTTTTTTTCCATTTACAATTAAAAATTTGACATATTTTGGAACAAAGGGAATTTGATTTTTGACTCATTTATAATAACTAATATAAAAAAAATAAATTTTAAATACAAACAATATTTATGAATAATTAGATTAATTTAACAAAAAAAAGATATCCTATTATCTTAATAGTATGGATGAAGCTAAAGTTAAAAGATATGCGGCCATTATAGAAATATTTATATTACTATCATTTGCTATATATTATGTTAACAAACTTATAATTTCCAATCATATTTATGAGGAAGGTGAAAATTTCTACAAAAATCGTCAAAATCCATCAAAAATAGTAACCGCCGGACTTTATGGTAAATCTTCTAATGAAGTTATAAATGGAATCATGGGTCAAAAAACAGAAGGGATTTTTAAAAAATTCTTAGGATTTCTTAATCCTATATTTGGAGTATTTGGAAGAATATTCAAAATATTTCAAGATCAAATAAATGGTATTAGACAGATGCTAAGACCTATTCGTGATTTTTTTAATGCAACCGCGCAAAAATTTTATGCTTTAATTCAAAAATTTACAATAGGTATAATGTATTCCATGCATAAAATGCGTAATTCTATGCGAAGAAGTATGTCTGGATTTAATATATTAATGCACTCACTTGAGCATTCTAAAAATAGTATGCAATCAATAATAACTTCACCGCCGGTTAGACTTTCTGTAAAATGGTTATCAAGGGCACAATGGGTTAAAAAAAAAGCAGGAAGATTATTTTGTTTCGATAAAGACACCTATATAAAATTACGCGATGGTAATTATGTTAAAATTTACAACATTAAAGTTGGTGATATAATAGAAGATGGTTCTGAAGTAATTTCAACTCATAAATTTAGTAATACGAATACAATATATAAGTATGATAGTATTTATGTTTCGGGAAATCATCTTGTTAAAGAAGATGATACGTGGGTTTTTGTTAATAAATCAAAAAGAGGGACACCCGTATTTGTCAAACCCCAATATTTATATTGCTTAAGCACTACTTCAGGAGAGATTAAGATAGGTAACATTTTGTTTAAAGATTATGAAGGATCAATTAATAAATATGTTAACAAGACGATAAATTCGCTAATTCTTATGAAATTAAACTCTACTGAGACAAATACAATTACTAATTCAGGATTCAATGAAGATATAGATGAATCTGATTATGCCGCTGAATTAAAATACTTGGAAAACGGTTTTTATCCTGATACAGAAATAGAGATGAAAGGGGGATATTACAAACCAATTAAAGATATAAAAATAGGAGATACATTATCTTTTTATAATAAAGTAATAGGTATAGTAAAAATTAGTAATAAGTTTGTGCATTACTACAAAGACAAAAATGGTATCATTGTTACTTCAAATACTAAAGTTTTTGATGAAGGTATTTGGAAAAATATAGAAAAAATACCAGATATAGAACCTCAAAAAAATATAGATTATACTGATGCGATTAATTTGGTTACAGAAAATTCGACATTAAGAATTAATTGTGGTAAAAAGTCAAAACATTATAGAGATTATCTTGAGTTCATAGATACTGAACTTGACACTGAAATAGAAAATTTAACACTTAAAAATGCTAATATGTAAATAGTAATGATTATGTTTTTGTTAATCAATATTATTATTAAGTTTGAAAAATAAATATATTTAAATAATAGAAATATGCTTGAAGTATTAATATTTAATTATAAGCCGATATCTAAGATTTTATTAATCTTAATAATATTTTTGGCAATACATTTTACTTTACTTTACACTAAATTTAAGGACCATATTTATAATAATTG